TTTGTTGATAACTATGAAGTACAAATAAAACAAACAAAAGATCAAAATGGAAACACAGTTACAGACTCATTTAGAGAGATAGCAGTTGGTAAGATATTAGAATATCAACATCTAAATGTCATTGATGCGGCTGAGTATCAAGTAAGAGTAAGAGCAGTAAACACTATAGGTTCTAAATCAACTTTTGTATCAACAACTAGAGTTATTGTTGGTGGAGTTGAAGCACCAAGTAATGTTGAAGATTTTGCTGTTGAAATGCATGGACAAGATCATATGAAACTAACTTGGACACCACCAAGTCAAGAAAGCGATTTAGATATTTCTTTTTATGAGATTAGATACCAAAATACTTTATCAGGTGCTAATTGGCTTAACTCTTCAAACTTAGTTAGATGTCCAAGAAGAAAATGCGATAGTGCTATAGTTCCAGCTAGAACAGGTAGTTATTTGATAAAAGCAGTTGATAAAAATAGTAATACTTCAGCAGAGGCTAGTATTGTATCAACAAACATATCAGGTATTCAGGCTTATCAACTTGTATCAAGTTTTACTGAGACACCAGATATAGTAGATGCTGCAGATCAAATGGACGCAACTTTTCCTCTAGCTGTAAAGATTGATGATAGTGGAGATGTTGTTTTAACTTTAGATACCCAAACAAATTTTGATGATACGACAGGGAACTTTGATAGTCCCTCAGGAGATTTTGATTTAGGGGGAACTGATACAACATCAAATCCAACATTTTTTAATACTAATAGAGATGCAAAAGGTTTTTATAATTTTGGTAATTCATTATCACTTGCACAGATTTATGATGGAAATATTGAACCTACAATTACTTTAGATGCAGAAAATCCATATGATAAGTTTGATAGTGGAAGAGGTGCATTATTATTTGATGAAGCAAAAGCACCTTTTGATGGCACAGAACAAATACACGCATTTCATAGAGTTCAAATAGCTACTTCAACTACTTCTCTTGCCGATTGCACTAATTTTGTTGACATAACTCAATCAGCTACATTTAAGTTCAAGTTTGCAAAGTTTAGATTAAAACTAACAAATGATGATAACCAAACATCAAGTAATGTAAAAAATATTGCGATAAAATTAAATATGGAAGAAAGAATTTTTGCTGAAAGTAATTTAGCAACAAGCTCAGGTTCTAAAACTATAACATACACTAATCCATTTTTTGCAGTTCCATCTATAGGTATTGCGGCTCAAAACATGGCAACAGGAGATGTTTTTACAATAAGTTCAAAAACTGTAAGTGGTTTTACAATAGCTTTTGTTAATTCAAGTGGTTCAGCAGTAGATAGAACTTTTGATTACATAGCAAAAGGTTATGGGTTGCAAAGTTCTTCATAATAATTTAAGAGATAATTAATGAGTCAAGTATCTGATGTAAGTCTAGCAAATCAAGGATTTTCGGCTTTTAGAACCGAATTAAATAATATTCTTGGTGCTATGAACTCTATGCACATAGGAAGTTCAGCACCATCATCAGTTACTACAGGGACTATGTGGGTAGATAACGGAACAAGTGGAGTTCTTAAAGTAAAAATAAATGATGGTTCAGATAATATTGAGTTGTTTCAGATCAACATTTCTAGTAATGCAATAACTAGCACAATGTCGGTAACAGGAACAATCTCTGAAACTGACCCTCAAGCGGCGGCTTTAGCAATCGCATTAGGATAGGAGAGATAAATGGCTAACACCTTTAAAGTAAAAACAAATGCGGCTATGCCCGCAAGTGCTGGGACACCTCTTACTATTTATACTTGTCCAAGTTCTACTCAAACAATTATTGTTGGTTTGTTGTTATGTAATGTTCACACAGCATCAGTAACAGCCTCAGTAAATATGCAATCTGATACTTCAGACACAGAAACTAACGAAAATGTTAAATTGATTTCTACAGTTACAGTTCCAGCAAATTCAACTCTTGAAGTTTTGACAGGTGGTAAAATAGTGATGCAAGCAACTGATGTTTTACAAATAGATTGTTCAGTAGCGGCAAAAATAGACGCAACATTAAGTATATTAGAGATTACATAATATGGGATTTATAGGAGTACAACCAGCTTCAGTTCCTTTAACAGCAAGTGATATTACAAATGATATTATAAATGCTGATAAAATAGCTGACAATTCTATTTCTGAAGAACATTTAGACCCAACTGTAATTACAGGTTTAAGTGCTTTAGGTGCAGAACCAGCAGACACAGACGAACTTTTAATAAGTGATGCTGGAACACTTAAAAGAATGGATTACTCTTACATTAAAGGTGGTGGTGCTTATAATCTAATTAGTGCTACAGCAGTAACCGATGGGGTATCAGCATTTAATATTGCGAGTGTATTTAGTTCTAGTTATCAAATGTATTTAATGATTGTGCAAAATATAAGAATAACAGCAGATGCTAATGTTAGATTAAGATTTGGTGCTAGTGGTACTTATAATAGCACTTCCCAATATAGATATGTAGGAACTATGACAGATAGGTCTGGTACTGATAGAACATATCATGATGGTAGCGATTCAAGTATGAGAATAGTAGCAAATTTAGATGGTAACGATGGATTATCTCATGCTTTTGGATTTTATTATATTGCAAATCCTTATATATCCGCAACAAATAGCAATAGAAAAAGAGTTACAGGTCATTATAATGTTGCAAATGAAAGTGGAAATTCAGTTCTAACAACTTGTAATTTTGCTGGCGAATTAGAAGTAAGCACCACAGCTTTTGATGGAATTAGACTCCTTGTTGATAGTGGAAATTTCAGAGGTGGTACTGCGAATGATGGCGATGGTATGATTAAAATTTATGGGATCAGTGATAGTTAATATGAAAATACAAGAATACGATGCAATAACTAAAAAAAATATTGTTAGAGATGCTACTGCTGAAGAAATTGCAGATTTAGAAAGTATCGCTGTAAATAAATCTGAAGTTAAACTTGCAGAAATTAGATTACAAAGAAATTTAAGACTTAAAGAAACAGATTATTTAGCTCTTTCAGATAATACTATGTCCGATGATATTAAAAATTTTAGAAAAACTATGAGAGATATACCACAAGATTATTCAGCAGATAAATATGATGAACTACTTGCTACTGATGAGCAAGGTAACTTAACTCATTCAGTATGGAGTAAACCATAATGGCATATATAGGAACAACTCCAACGTCAGGCGATTTTGTTTTACTTGATAGCATAACAACAAGTGCAACTGCTAGTTATACTATGCAACGTAATTCTGTAAACTTTGAACCTCAGAGTGCTAATCACATGATCGTATCTTTAAATGGAACGATACAAGCACCTGTAAGTTCTTTTACTGTTTCAGGTTCAACACTTACTTTTGCTAGTGCATTAACTTCTAGTGATGTCATAGATTTCATTTTAGTATTAGGTAATGTAAATGATGTAGGAACAGCAACTACTGTTGTTGATAGTGCAATAACAAAAAATAAACTTAATTTAATTAGTGAAAGCTCAAGTGCTGGTCTTACTGTAAAAGGAGATGGTAGTTCTGAAAATGGAACTATACAATTAAACTGTTCACAAAATTCTCATGGTGTAAAAATTTCTAGTCCAGCTCATAGTGCTGGGCAATCATATGAGCTTATACTTCCAACAGGAAATGTTACTGCTGATAAATTTTTAAAAGTAGCAAGTGTAAGTGGCTCTGGAACAACAGGTATTGGTCAATTATCTTTTGCTGATGCTGGAGGAGGCGGAGGAATGACTTTGGTTGGTCAATCAATAGACACAGCTTCTGGTGGAACAACTTATAATGGTATTTCTTTTGATGATGTATTTTCAGCAACTTATGACAACTATTTAATTGTTGCCTCTTTCACAACAGAAACAGATGGCGATAATGTTAGAATGAGATTTAGAGAGGGTGGCTCAGATTTTACTGCTGGTAGCTATGTTTATTCATTTAGAGAACATAATATTAATAATTCTAACTCAGGTAGTTTTTCAAGTGGTGGATATTGGGGTCAATCATATATTGATATAACATCAAGTCAAACAAATCACATTTCAAATCATGCTACATTATATGGTTATGTATTTTTACCTTTTGTCAATGATGCAAGAACACAATTTTTATTTCATGTAAATGGTTACACAGATGGAAATTCTATAAAAAATAGAAATACAGCAGCTAAATATAATGCGGCTCACAACACTGCTGATGGTTTCACATTGTATGCTGAATCAGGAAGTCTTGATGAACATTCAATTCAAATATTTGGAATACACAAGAGTTAATTATGGTTATGTATAAAAAATTAAATGGAGTTACAGTTGAAGTTTCAGCAGAAGAAGAAAAAGAAATTTTAGCAGATAGAGAAAAATCAAGATTAGAAAGACCTGCAAATCAACTTCGTGAAATAAGAATGTTAAGAAATCAAAAATTAGAAGAAACAGATATGTATGCTTTGCAAGATGTTGAGCTTTCTGAAGATATGAAAAATTATAGAAAAAATTTAAGAAACGTTCCTCAAGATTATTCTGAAGAACAATATGACGAATTACTTGCTACTGATGAGCAAGGTAACTTAACACATACAGTATGGAGTAAACCATGAGTTTAATTAAAGTAAAAGGAACTTCTATTACAGGAACACTTGGCGTAGCCAATGGCGGAACTGGTTTAACATCTGGAACTGCAGGAGAATTTTTAAAGTTTACAGGTAGCACAACACTAGCTACTGGAAAAAGTAGCGGACAAAATCATACTTTTAACGCATCATCTTCCAAGTATTCTACTAATTCACAAAGTTATGTTTCTATAATTACACCATCAACAATAACTCCTAGCTCAACAAGTTCTCATATACTTGTTTCTTTTTATTGTTCTATGGCAGTTTTAAGTAACACTTCTAATTTAGGACATTTAATAATTCAAAGAGAAATTGGAGGGTCTAGTTATGATTATCTTTATCAAGGTGGTCATAATACTTCTACTTACACTTTTAAAGCTGATGGAAACAAACAAGGTTATGGATTGTCTTTACAATTTAGAGATTCGCCAAACACTACTTCACCAGTAAGATATTACATTCAGCATAAAGTAGATAACACAGGAATGACTATGTACTTAAATCAAAATCAAGGTGGACAAGGCGGTTATATGTTTATAGTGCAACAGGAAGTATTAGCATGAGTAATATAGAAAAATTTTGGACAGCATTAAGAATTTTAAAAGCTGACGCAATTTGTAATGTTAAAGATGATATTTTAACTGAAGATGATTTTAATAATAATATTGAGTGGATTACAGGTACAAAAGATATTTCATCATTAGATGGTGATGTAATAAAACAAGCTATTACAACAACTACTTGTCCTCATTCAGAAATAACATGGACAGCATTAAAAGAGGAGATGGATAAGCTATGATTAATCCTAAATGTGATTGCGAACTAAATAAAGAAGATTGCGATTGTCAGTAAATGCCATCT